ACAGTTTGTTCCTCTTCTTGAAAAATGGACTCCAAACGTTTGGAAGTATTATGAAGAAAAACGCCTTCATAAAGCCCGTTTGAGCCCCTAAATAAATGTGCCTTAACTTGGTGACACATTTAAGGCAGAATGTAGGGGCAGAAATGCCCCTTTCTATTATAAATACTTATGTCACCAAGTTAAGAGTAGTATGAAACACTTTTATGTGTATTATTCCTTTGAGGAATATGGAAAAGGTTATATTGGAAAAAGAGAATGTGAATGTCCTCCAGAAGAAGATGTAAATTACTTTGGAAGTTTTCACGATAAGAACTTTAATCCATCCCAAAAAATTATTTTAGAAACTTTTGATAGTGTAGAAGAAGCACTTGAAGCAGAAATAATACTTCACAATTTTTATGAAGTAGATAAAAATCCTCATTTTGCTAATAGAGCAAAACAAACTTCTGTAAAATTTTATTGTCGTTTAAATGGTAAAAATAATCCAATGTATGGTAAAATAGGGGAGGAACATCCTGCCTACGGTTACAGACATAATAAAGATATTTTACAAATGTTTAGTGATCGTCAAAAAGGTGAAAAAAATCATATGTATGGTAGAGTGGGAAAAAATAATCCAAATTATGGTTCAAAAAGAAATGAAGAAACCAAGAAAAAAATGAGCGAAAGACAAATTGGTGAAAAAAATCATAGGTATGGTAAAAAATCTTGGAATAGTGGAAAAAGTATTATGATGTGGATTACTGATGGAGTTGAAAGTAGATATGTTTTTAAAGAATGTGATATACCGAATGGTTGGAGGAGAGGAAGAACCTTTACAAGAAATACCAATAAATAATTTTTTTATATAAAAACTTTGAGAGGAAAAAATGCCGACATACCCAATCATTAATAAAAAAACTGGGGAACAAAAAGAAGTTGTTATGAGTATTCACGACTGGGATCAATGGTCAAAGGATAATGTTGATTGGACTAGGGATTGGAGTGATCCATCAACAGCACCAAATTGTTGCGAAATTGGGGAATGGAAGGACAAACTTACTTCCAAACACCCTTCGTGGAACACTGTCCTCGAAAAAGCATCTAAAGCACCTGGTTCACGTGTAAAGAAAATCTAATGGCAAGAAGAAAAAGAGGAAGTTTGGATCAACCGATTGGTGTTGGTCTAACTGCAAAACAAATGAAGAGGAGAAAACCTCTGAGTGCAGAATACTTGGTTGATATTGATCCTCTTACAGAAAATCAAAAGCGTTTGTTCGAATCTTATGCCGAAGGTAAACATATTGTTGCTTATGGATGTGCTGGGACGGGTAAAACCTTTATCTCATTGTATAATGCACTTCAAGATGTTCTGGACGAAACCACACCCTATGAAAAGATCTATCTCGTTCGTTCACTAGTCGCCACTCGTGAGATTGGATTTCTGCCTGGAACACACGATGATAAGGCAGATATTTACCAGATTCCTTATAAGAATATGGTGAAGTATATGTTCCAGATGCCTTCTGATGCCGATTTTGAGATGCTTTATGGAAACTTGAAGTCACAAGAGACCATTAAGTTCTGGTCCACTTCTTTCTTGCGTGGAACGACTCTTGATAATTCGATTATTATTGTAGATGAGTTCCAAAACCTTTCCGGACACGAATTAGATTCTATTATTACTCGTGTTGGCGAAAATACTAGAATTTGTTTCTGTGGTGATGCCACGCAATCTGATCTTACTAAAATGAGTGAAAAAAATGGCATTATGGATTTTATGAAAATTATTCGTTCTATGCCTTCATTTGATATCATTGAATTTGGTATTGATGACATTTGTAGGTCAGGTCTCGTGAAAGAATATATCATTGCCAAAATTCAATCTGGTGTTGAAATATAGTATAGTATAATAGTTCGTGAAACTTCCAGTTATTATAAATAGTTATAACTTTCACGAACTATAATGTATAAAGTTTATTTAATTACCAATATTGAAAATAAAAAACAATATGTTGGTATAACTAAATTTTCTCTTGAAGAACGGTTTTCTCAACATATTAAAATAGGATTTCTTCTAACTGAGGCAATCCAAAAATATGGTCACCAAAAATTCTCTATTGAATTGATTGAAGAAGTTGAAAGTGCCGAAAGAGTATATGAATTGGAGCAGTATTATATTAAACAATATGATACAAAAGTTCCTAATGGTTATAATTTAACTGATGGTGGTGATGGTATTTTTGGTTGGGAAGCAAGTGAGGAATATCGTCAAGAATGTTCTGAGCGAGTAAAACAACTTCATAAAGAGAAAAAGGTTGGTATGTATGGTAAAACTCATAGTGAAGAAACTAAGAAAAAAATGAGCATTTCTGCCAAAGGAAATAAAAATTGCTTGGGTAGAAACCTATCAGAAGAATCTAAACAAAAAATTAGAGAAAAACATATAGGAAAATTTGTATCGGAAGAAACTAAGAAAAAAATTAGTCAAAATCATCACGACATTTCTGGAAAAAATAATCCAATGTTTGGCAAAAAACATTCTCCTGAAACTATTGAAAAAATGAGACAAAAAGCTTTGATGAGAAAGTTCAAAAATAACAATAATATGCTATAATATGAAAAGAGTGAGGTCTTAATGTTTAATCATATTGATATTGAACTCCCCAAGTTGGAGCGTGAGACGATTGATGGTGTAAGATACTATTCAGTTCCTGATGAGGAAGAACTTCTTCGACTGGTCTCCATCACTTCGGTGACCAGTCATTTTAATAAGGAAATCTTTATTAACTGGCGTAAGAAAGTCGGAGAAGAAGAAGCAGAGCGAGTCACGAAAGCGGCAACCAGTCGTGGAACTGATATGCACACACTTGTAGAGAACTATCTTCATAATCGTGATCTACCCCCAGTTCAACCTCTTTCGGATTTTCTGTTTAAGATCTCAAAAACAGAACTCAATCGTATAAATAATATTTACGCCCTTGAAGGGTCCCTATATAGTAAGCAATTAGGCGTTGCTGGGACTGTTGACTGTATTGCCGAATATAACGGCGAGTTAGCAATAATCGACTTTAAGACTTCTAAAAAACCAAAACCACGTGAGTGGATCGAACATTACTTTGTTCAATGTATGGCATATGGGTGTATGTTATACGAACTGACTGGTATTTCAGTCAAAAAACTTGTAATCATTATGTCTTGTGAAAATGGAGAATGCGTCGTTTATGAAGAAAGAGACAAATCAAAATACATCAAACTTCTCACAGAATACATTAGAAAGTTTGTTAGAGATAAACTGGAACTCTATGGAACCAAATAAAGAACTAGAACAGGCAATTGAAAATAAGTTTTTAACTCCCTCCAAGTTTGCCCTTGAAGTTGAAAAAATCGTCGCAGAAGAAAATCTTAACTACATTGATGCAATCGTTCATTATTGTGAACTCAATAGTCTTGAAGTTGAGTCAGTGACAAAACTCATTTCAAAACCTCTCAAAGAAAGACTCAAGTGGGATGCAACTCGCTTGAACTTTATGAAGCGGACTTCGAAAGCAAAATTGCCTCTATGATTGTGACTCCCTTTGAAACTTATCAACATTATCTGTCACTCAAAAATCATTTCACAAATCCAAAATATGATTTTTTTAAGTATGGTGCAAAGACTCGTGCGAGTATAGCATCTTTTAATAAACGTAAGGATAAGTATTTTTTTGAAAAAACAAGTCGCAAGTATAACGATAAAGAAGTCGTAGATTTTCTAGTATCAAACTTTGTAGCATCCGATAACCCACAGAACGTATGGATTGGAGAAATTATAAGTTCTGGAGAAAGGACTTACGCAGACTGGATGCGACGACAACAGAGTTTGACTTACTTGTTCAAAGAGCAAAGCAACGAATTGTTCTCGGAGACAAAATTAGAGGATGCCTTGAACTGTTCCAAAGGACATCCACCAGTTCTCAAAAGGTTTCTAAGCGAGAAGTTATCGCTAGAAACTTTAACAATCTACGAAAAAATATTCCATTTCTCAACAGATTTTGATAAAAAACTTTTGGACCCAGTGTGGGAGACCGTAAGTTTAAAGATCAAGAAATATGCCCCGTTTTTAATAAATATTGATGTATTCCAATTCAAACGTATTTTACGAGAAATCATAGATGAGTAACTTTTTCGACTCCGATATTATTCAAGATGAACTGAAAGAAATTAATAAGTTGCAAGAGGAAGTCTATGGAAGTATCCTGACTTTCGGTGTAATGCCCCGTGAGACCAAACTGGAACATATTGAGAAACTTGAGCTCTTGCTAGAAAAGCAGAGAGTGATGTATACTAGGTTGTCCCTTTCAGACGACCCACAAGCGGTTGAAATGAAAGAGAACCTACGCAAGTCAGTTGCTTTGATGGGTTTCCCGCCAGAAACTGATATGCAAGTTTTATTCAGTAGTATGAACAAAACCATCGAATCTCTCAAGCAATATATTGACGCTTGAGAGTATCTTTGCTATAATATCTAAGTAATCCAATTTATCCAAAGTAATCCAAAATGAGCTTCGCAGATCTTAAAAAACAATCCAAACTCGGCAATCTTACTGCTAAACT